TTTTAATTAGGCTGTTCATAGTACCATTTAATAAATTAAACGGATCTCTATAATATTCTAAAGCTGGTATTAAAGGTTTTTGTTTTCTATTTTGCTCGTTTAAAATAAAAAAAAACAAAAATATAAAAAAAATTATAGAATCTATCATTTGATAATATCTTTATTTTTTTCTCGATATATAACATAATGCCAGGATATAGTAAAATGATGAGCGCTATGATGCCAAAAAAGAAGCCCAAGCGAAGAAAGAGCGTTAAAACACACAAGAAGAAGAGAAAGCTTCGCAAAAACAGAACCAAGAAGGTCAAGAGAAAGAGACGCCGCAAAAAGTAAATTTAAAATATAATTAATTTATTTATAATTTAAATTATTGTTCATTACTCGATATATCTATTACGATTTCACCTATATTTTGTCCCGTTTCATCTCCGTCAGTATTTTGTCCCGTTTCATCTCCGTCAGTATTTTGTCCCGTTTCATCTCCGTCAGTATTTTGCCCTGTTTCATCTCCAACGCCTTCATCACCTCCTTCATCACCACCATCTTCTTCATGTGGTGGTTCAACTAAAGGGGATTTTTTTATAATTTCGTTGGCAACATCAATTGTTAAATTGAACGGCTTTGTTTTTTTAGAGGAAAATGTTGGCGTTGGTTCATCAAAATCACTTGAATCCGGTGTAATAATATCATTACTTTTACTAACGTCTTCCAGTTTCTTTATTAAAGAAGCCATGCTTTTTGTTACATTTGTTATACCAACCTTTTTCTTTTTTTCTGCGGAACGAATGCGTTTATTCACCTGTAAATTATTCCTTGCTTCTAACAATTTTTGTTTTAACTTAGCTTCAAAGTGAGATTGTCTATCAGCTTCCTCTTTTCTAATCTTTGCTACAATATTATCTTCGTAACTTTTTTTGTCTTTAATTAATTTAAGTTCACTCTCTTTTATTTCTAATTCCTTTCTAACCCTTTCTTCTTTTTCTTTCATTGAATCTTTATATACTTCCACACCAGTAATTTCCAAAATATCTGGTTTGATGAATTCAGAATCTTGAAATTTTTTACCAAATAATTTAACTATATGAAGTGGTATATTTGGACTCTGTTCAATTAAGCGGTCCAATTCAACACGTCTATTGGAAATAAATTCCCTTCCACCACAACTTCTTTCATCTACTGGAAGTGAAAGTTCTACTGAAATATTTCTAGAAAATTTAGAATAAGCAATACTCGCTGCGCGATGTCCTTCTAATAATTCAGATACCCGTAGAAATTGCGCTATCGTTGTTATCAATCCAGCCGATAAATTTAAAAAACCAGCAAATAAAGGAACGTAACTTTGCCAACTCTCTGGAAAAGCTCCTTGGGCAAAATTAGCTGTACCAGTAACAGTGCTAATTACAATAACAGGTAAAGCAAAACGAAAATTCTGTTTTTCATAATGTATGAATGCTCGGTCGTGCATAAATCTATAAGAAGAACCTATCTCACTCCACTTTTTCAGAATGTTTTCCTGTTGCCCATGCCAAACAATTTCTGTTTCGCTGTCTTTTTTACTCATTTACATACTATGTATATTATATTACTAAATATTGTATTTATTATAATAGCTTATATGCTTTAAATTAAAAAATATATTTACTTACATTGTTGTAGTATATGTTTTAAATATTTATTTTAATTATATCAATAACAATCGAATCTTTTGTTTCAGTCGTATTTCATCCATAAAAATATAAACTTTAAAATTGTGAAGAGATAAATTATCAAGGTCTTCTGTTGTTGTAAATCTATTTGTCATTTTAAGACTAGGTAAATAAACAATATATTGGTACAAATTATCATTTCGAATTAACTTATCAAATATATAACCTTCTATTTTCTTTTTTGTTAGTCGCGGATCATTGTAACATATATTCAATAATTTACAATTACTCTGAACCTTTCGTATAGATTTCATTGTATCATTAATATATTCTATAGACTCATCTGTGCTCCATTTATTATAAAAATGCTTTGATTTTTCAGTAAACTTAACAATACCCATTAAATCTTGAAAAATAATCATATTAAGTAAATCTACTAGCCTTCTGTTAGGACTAGTTATATGTAAATAAGATTCCAAATTTAACATTTCATGAGTATTACTTTCGTTAAATTTACAATATTTACCTCCCATGGAATGCCATATTTTTAGAAATCGACCTATATCTTTAGGTGTTTCAGACGGAACATCGTATTCAACATTCGTCCTAGTAAACCGATATACACCCTTTTTGTATTCCATCATTTTTTTTGCCGTGAGATAATTCATCAATATCATAAAATAAGACACAAGTTCATGAGAATTCATAAGACTATCTAAATATATTTTTTTTTTATTCATCTTTTGAGCTATCGTGCGTAACTCATAATACATAACATTTCTATCTAAATCATATGATTTATGTCTTAGATTTTTAGTAACCTTTATGAGAGTGTTACAATAACTATACGATAATATATCTCCCGTTTCTTTATTTACAATTATATCTATGGTAAACGCAAATCTTTTTTGATTCTCCAATAAACTACTAATATCATCAGATATCCTCGTTGGTAGCATGGGTCGTTTTCTATCTGGTAAATAAATAGTGGCTATTCTATTATTGAATGATGACCATAAATCTAGTACATCAAACCAAAACACTACATTTGAAATATAGATGCTAACCATTGATGTTAGTTCATCTATTTTCTTGTATCCTATTGCGTCATCTAAATCTTTAGAGCCAACCGAATCTATTGTTATAATTTCCCAATCTTGTCGGTCTTCGATTTTATTTTTCTCAATAATTAAGTTCATATAATATTCCTCTGTGTGCAGTTTCAACATTTTTTTAGTTTGTGATTTTAAATTTGCGATAGACGCATACAAACTATTACAATACATTTGATATTCATAAAAACTAGACAATTCATCAACATCACCCAGTGTTATTTGTAAAGAACCAACTGGGTGTTTTTTTTTCCAAGAAATAAATTTAAATACCACATATTTATTTGTTTGGTGTTTTCTAAATTGGATTTTAACCTTATATGGTATTAAAAATTCAGGCAACCTTTTATCATCTGGAATACATCTATAAAAATATTTATTTTTAAATTTACCATATGTTTTATTTCCTTGTAAAACCAAAACACCAGATATATATTTACTTTCCCTAATAGGCGAATGTACCATTTTTAAATTATCGTCCAGGATAGTAAATATATCACAATTAAGTAATTTTAACTTCAATGGATCAACAACATCATGGTTTTCCATTTTTTTCATAGTTTTGGCATTGTAAATCATATACTCATTATAGTTTCTATCAGAAACATAAATTTTGTAATTCATCAATATTATTATTTATAGTTAATTATAATAATAATATTTAATTCAATTTTATAATTACTTTAATGTAAAGACTTTTGTAAAATATGCCCAAAAGAAAATACCTACAAAACATTTAGCAAATAAATCGAGATAGTTGTATGCCACATTTTTAAATTTATTTTCCTGTAAATAAAACAAACCATAACAAATCCAAAATGTAAAGAAGGCCCAATATAAAATAATATTATCGAAAATTGGTTTCTTGGCAATAAATTTGTAATAAATAAACCCATAAAGTGCGAAAAAGAAAACAACTCCTATTCCCAAAGCTGTGACTTTATCTATAATATTTGCTGAACCCGCATATCCCGAAGCAAGCATAGCAAAATTCATTGCTAATATTTTCAAAAAAGTTGTAAACCTCAATCTTCCACCAGAATTATATAAAAATGCTAAACATAATACAAGCAACATGATGGGTGTAGTAATAAACCAATCAACATACCTTGTCATATTTAACTGTTTATAATCAATTTGTCCTTTATCAGCTATTTCAACAAATCTACCATAGAAGTATGCTGCTACAACGGATATACATGTTTCCAAATTTAATATATGACGTACCTTTTCTACTTTTGTTCGCATGGCTTCAATAAAAGTAATAGTGGCCGTTGTTAAAAGAAAAACATATGTTAAATAAAATGAATTTTTCACCATTTTTTCTGTATTAAGAAATTCAATTGCTGAAGATAACATATAAATTATATTATTATTATTTTTTCGTTTATATTTTTTATTTAAAAAAAAATATAATTTATAATGAGTACAGAATTAAATTACAACGAATTGCCCGGGTTGGGTCCAAGAAACAACCAGAGGGTATTCTATATAGCAAGTTTTGTTGTATTGCTTAATTTTGCCTTAATCACTGCTATTTGTTCTTATACAGCTGGTATGACAGGACAAGTTTCAGAAACTTTAAATGATGTTACTAGTATTATGGGAGATGTTAGTGAAATACTTCCAGATAGTAAAGATGCCCTGCGCATTGTTCGGGAAATGTGTGCACATGAAAATTTTACAAAAAAATATGGTGATATTTGTTAAAGTTACTTACATTGTTCTAATATATTTTCTAAACTTATTTTAATAATGTCTTGTGTAAATTTACCATATGAAATTGTGTCACATATCTTATGTTTTTTTTTATATAGCGAATACCATAAAAAATGTTTTATAATATCTAAAAAAATGAATAGTATTATTAAAACAAATGATTTAATTAAAGAAAAGCATATATTTGACAATAGATTATTAATGTTAAAAGAAGATGGAAATATTATTTGTGATAACGAAAAAAATAAAATGATAAATAGTTGGAAGAAATTTTATTTTTATAATTGGGGTAACAAATACATTAAATACTTTTCATTAATTAATCAAGAATATAATATGTTAAAATCGTGGCACGAAGGTGATATCGTGGACGCACTTGATTTTGTAAAATGTTGGGGACCAGCTAGAATAATTAAAAAGAAAATAAGTATAAATCCTATATTTGATGAAACCATTGATAAACCTTTTAATATTTTGAAAGTCGATTACTTGATTAGATTTTTAGGATGGTCCCAACATTTTGATGAAACAATATCCGCTGAAAACATAAGGAAATTATGTACATTTACGGTTCACCCTAGAAAGAAATATCAATGTATTTCAAGGGATTGTTCTGAAAATCATTTTTGGTCTTTTATTAAAAATCCGAAAGACAAAGAATGGAAAATGGAAAAAGTTAGAAATAGAAAAGTAAATGAAGAGACAAATACTGTATCTTTATTTACAAATGAAAATAATATTTATGTAATAACACCTGATAATATAGATGATACCATAAGACCAATCTCTAATGTATCTGCCTTTTTAACATATAGTAATCACAAATATGACCATACTAATAGACCCTTTGATTTTTAATTATATTAATCAAATGATATTTTGTCAGCTATTTCTCTCTTAATATTTTGTTGTTGTAATAAACCCATCAACAAATTAGGTAATATTGATACGGTGCTCATATACGTTCTATATTTAAAGACACATATACTCGAAACTTTTTCGTATTTAATTGAATACCACCAATAAGGTGGTAAATTTATGATTTGACCCGGGTGAAGTTCTAAATCCAACACTTTTACTTTATCAAATTCAGGTTTATACATTTCCTGTACCTCCCACGGATCAACAGGTGACCCAAATTCGAAAATATCATAATCATTCTCCTTTTGTAAATATTTACCATGTGTCGGTGGTATTAACTTCATTTTAACTTTGCCACTTGTTACCATATAATAATTTCTATGACTTATATTGTATCTTAGAGGTGTGTATGAATCTTCACTACCCGACATAAAATCATATTTACATATTGACACCAATGGTGGTCTCAAGAACGAATCATTATATCTAAATGTTTTCAATAAACCTGTTTCTTCTAAAAAGTCATTATTATTTTCAATGATTACCTTATTATTTTTTTTACTTTGAAATATTTTTACAACTTCGCTAAGCAAAATGGGTAAATATACTTCTCTTTCTTTATCCTTTTCATCAATATTTCTGATTTTAACGTCAAAAGCACCATACATTTCTTCTAATTTCCCGATATTAACAATTTCTATTAAATTTTCATTGTTGTATTCAAATAAAACCGGTTGTTTTAAATTACATATTTCTTCCAAACGGTCTTTTGAAACATTATCAATAGTATATACTTCTAAATCATTACTAGTATCTAAGTGAAAATTCATATGGATATATAAAAAAAGTACTATGCTGAAAATAATTACTGTTAAAAATATTTCCATTAATAAAAATATCAAAGAAATGAATATCGCAATTTAACCGTATTTAATCATTAATTTTTGGAGCAATATAAAATATTAATGAATTTTTATCCGGGTGATGTTCTTTTTTATCCGGGTGATGTTCTGACGGTTCTTCTGACGGTTCTTCTGACGGTTCTTCTGACGGTTCTTCTGACGGTTCTTCTGGTGGGTCTTGCGATTTTTTCTCGGATTTTTTCTCGGATTTTTTCTCGGATTTTTTCTTCGGTTTTTTCTTCGGTTTTTTCTCCGGTTTTTTCTCCGGTTTTACTTCCGACAATTCATAAATTATTTTCATTGGGTTATCATTTTTCAAATGAACCTTAACTATTTTATTTAACTTTGTAAAATTAGTAAAACATTTTATCATCTTGAGATTATAATGTTGATTAATTGTTAAGCCTTCCTCTATCAAGTATTCTTCTAAATACTCCTCTTTTATAATAATTTCCGATTTACCATAATCGCCTCGTGTATACAGTTTTATATTTTCTTGACCACATTCAACATTTAAATCTTCACCAAACATAATTAATTCATTTATATAATCTCTATATACACTAGATTTCATGATAATATCAGCAGAATACTCAGCCTTTGGTATATCTAAAATATTATTTTCTATATCTATGAGAATCATTTGATAATTTTTAATAATTTTATCATCTGTTAATGTTATGCTTAAATAATCTTCTTCTTTATGTTTCATAATAATTTTAAAATCTTTATCCAAACAAGAAATTATAGTATCCATGCATGCTATACTTAGACCAAATGTATGTGGTTTATCTATCTTAAATTTATCAAACCAATCATTAGATAGAGTTAATTCTACTAAAGATATATGACTACTATCCATCCCCTGGAAATAAAGACCATCTTTTGTAAAATAAAAAGTTATTTCCGATAAAATATGTTTAAGATTGCTGAATATAACAGCAAATTGAATGACTTTCTTTGGATTTGAAATTTCAATATCCATTATTAATTATATTAATTGATAAATATTAATATAGTTTTATTCAATTTATAAATTTTCTATTTCCAGCAATAACTCATCTTTATTTTCATCCCGACAATTTACAATATTTTTAAGTATTTCTTTATAGCTTTCAATTTTTTTCTCAAGGTTTATATTTTTGATTTTTATTTCGTCCATTTCTTTCATTTTTTCTGAAAATTTAAATTCTATGATATTTTCTAATTTATTTATTTTTTCGCTTAATATATTCCTTTTTTCTACGTTATCACTTTTGTTTTTTTCCATATCTCCAGTTATCACTTCAAATGTTTCGGAGTAACGTTGTATATATTCACAATTTTCATTTACCACATTATTTAAATTTGTAAATATATGTAATTTTTCTTCCTTTTTTTGTTCTTCTAAAACTTCACCACATTTTATATCATTCAAACAATCGATAGTGGCTTCTATTGTATTTAATCTAATTTCATGATTGTAAATAATTCTTATGTTTGGATCTCGTATTGTTTTTAATTTTTCAACCAACTGATTATTTTTAAAAGAAACATTATCCATCGATATGGTATTATTGTTAGAATTTTTCTCTACAGTATTATCCGATTTAGATAAAGTTCCCCTTTCTATTATTTCTATATTTGGTCTATTTGGGTTTTTCGCATCCCCCATAAACATTGTCTTTCCCAACATTCCATTATTTTTATTGGGTCTTAATTTACATGTCGCCTCCCCCGGTCTAGGCGAAGAGCTTCTTCTATTTGTTTGTCTTTTTTTATTAAATTCGGTAGGTTTAAGTCTTCTATCAAAACGACTCATTTTATAGTATTTATTTATTTTATTTAAATAATTATTAAACGTAATTGTTAAGCTTTCATATTCATATCTATTTTCCCATGGTGAATATAATTATTAATTTTAAAATCTTCAACTACATAATCTTCAATATTTTGATGTTTTGTCAAAATTTTACAGGTTGGTATATCAAAAGGCATTCTCAATAGTTGTGTATTTAATGCGTCTACATGTTCTTCATATATGTGAGCATCTCCTATATGATGTATAAACTCACCCGGTTTTAATCCACAATGATGGGCTAATAATATAGTTAAAAACGAATAAGATGCAATATTAAATGGTATACCTAAGCCAACATCTCCACTACGTTGATATAATATACAAGATAGTTCATCATCGTTCACGCAAAACTGTGAAAGTATATGACACGGTGGTAATGCCATTTGATGTAATTGTAAAGGATTCCAAGCAGTCATTATCAAACGTCTACTAAATCTCTCCTTTTTGTCTTTTAAACTATCTATAATAATTTGTAATTGATCGACGTCAGTATCGTGTTTTGTTGTATTTAAACAATCATCTAAATATTTATTTCTATAATGCTTTTCCTTATTATCATACGGTCTATTAAAATGTCTCCATTGATATCCATATATAGGACCAAGGTCGTTTTCGTTGTAATGCGATAATCCCCTTGAATCTAAAAATTCCCTAGAGCCATTACCGTTCCATATTTTAACATTTTGCTTTTGTAAAACTTCATTATCTGTTTCACCATTTATAAACCATATAAGTTCTTTTAAACATGTTTTCCAGGCAAGCTGTTTTGTTGTCATTAAAGGTATTTTGTTATTCTTTAATGAAAATCTCATACTTTCACCAATTAAACTTAATGTTTTTCCATTTCTTGTTTCTTTTTTTTTCCCATGTATCAATGTATTTTTAATTAAATTTAAATATTGACCTTCTTGACTATAGAATTTACGCATATTATGTCTAACGAGTCTACTCATTTTTATTAAAGTATGTACATACTTTTAAATTAATTTCCAATATTTTGTAAATTATTAATTTCTTATTATAACACATAAGTATAATGGCACATATGTCCGGTGGCGCAGAAAATATGACCGATAAATTAAATGATATCACTGGTTCTGGTTTTATTAAACATGTTACCCGCTTCGATAGTGAAACCAAAAGTGAATTGCTCAATCTCATTCAATACATTCTGTTAATAACACTCCCGGTCTTTTTTTTAAATAAGACTGTCCAAAATATGATGCCTAAATATGACGAACGAAATGGCAATATTGAACTTTTAGGCGAAGTTATGTTAAGTTCTGTTTGTTTGCTTTTAGGAATCTACATAACCCATAGAGTTATTATCTATCTACCAACTTTTAGTGGAAATAGTTTAGCAGAACTTAATTTTATGAATGTTGCTTTACTTATTGGTTTTTGCATGATGTACAGCGAAAACGGTAAGAAAATCAACCGTGTTTACGAGCGTCTCATGGCTTCATGGAATGGTAAAGAAGGTTTTGGAGAAGAAGATGAGATAAAGAAAAAGAAAAGAGATGGTTCTGTTGTAAAGGTTAGTCAACCACTTTCGGGTAACCCAACCATGCAAGCACCCATTCCCACGCATCAGGCTAGTCGCGCAGACCATGTAACGACACATAATATGATGAACGGTGGTGGAAATGTTGTCCAACAAATGCATGAATCGCCCGCACAACAGGCTGGGCAACAACAACAAGTCCCTGGAAACGGATTTGGTGGTATGGGCATGATGAATGAACCCATGGCTGCGAATGAAGGTTTTGGTGCCTTTTCCAGTTTTTAAAATTAAATATATAATTATTTATTTATAATTATATATGAACAATTGGTATTTAAAATTAAAACAATCAAAATATTCACCACCTTCTTGGATTTTTGGTGTTGTATGGCCTATATTATATTTATTAATGGCCATATCTCTTTTCATAGTTTGGAATGCTAAAATTTGTTTCCCTTATTGTAATGCCGTTACATATTTCTTTATTCAACTTTTTTTTAATCTTATATGGACTACACTGTTTTTTAAATTAAGATTAATTAATATGGCACTTGTTAATTTAGCTTTAATTATAGTATTTACTTTCATAACTATACAAAAATTCTATTTAGTTAATAAATTAGCTAGTTATTTACTTGTTCCTTATTTTATTTGGTTATGCTTTGCTTTTTACTTAAATTTATTTATTGTTTTAAATAATTAACCATAAACTATACAAATTATTTAAAATATTTACATTATTTTAAATCTGTCTTTTCTATTATCAAAATTTAAAACGCCATAATTTTTTTTCATTTTAACGTTATGTTTATCTATTACTAATTTTGAATAATTATTATCAGGTGAAAATATTTTTAATATGTTTGTTGGTTTATGTAAAATTCTAAAATTTATAGCTCTTCTTGTTGAATGTTTTTTATATGGGTCACTACAATGATATAGCAATGGGTTCATTATAAATACTTCCCCTACTTTAGCATCTAAATAACTTATTTTCGGTGATATTTCTTTTAATGATTTAAAATTTTTAAGAACCTTTGGAAAAATTTTACTTTTATTATCAGTTATCTGAATTTTATTCTTGTATATTTTTAGTATGTTGGCATTTTTAATGTAATCTGTCTCTAATAAAAACATATTTCCCCTTGGTTTTATTTCATCATCTTCTTCTAATAAAATCCATACTTGAAATCCATTACTATCTTTAAATGTATTCCATTCTATATCAGTATGAAAAAATGGAAAATAATTACCACGCGTTGTCATAACATCAACATAAATTAAATCATTAAAGTTTACTTTTCTTCCATCTAAATGTACATACTTTATTATTCTTTTTAGAAGTATATCTAATATTTTTTTTTTTGGTTTACCTTCTTTTAATTGGGTAAGTATTCCATCGGTTATACTTTTACCCAATAATGAATATTCATGTTTTTTATTTCTATTAATGTTTATATGATTATTTCTCTTTCTTATATTTCCTATGAAGTATGGTTTAATTATTTTATCAAAGTTATCCATAAAATATCTACCATCGCGTATAGATAAGGGTCTAGATATATATTGTAAAAAAAATACATATAATTCCTTATGAAAATATTTAAATAAAAAATTTTTAATTATATAAATCAATAACAATGTTATAATAATTTTAATCAATACATTCATTATATTGTATATTAATATTTTAATTTATATGATAATATATGCTATAAATGTAATATAAATATAATATTATTGGACGATGATCCCGATATAATTAGGTGTGTACATCATTAATATAAATTGATTTGAATATACTTAAACATATTTTAGAATTATAAATTAAAATGTCTTATTCTAATTTCCTAAGAGAAATACCCGATAAGGAATTAAATATTTTAAACTATAACAAATGTAAATTTACATTAGAAACAATGATAGATAATAATATTAAAACAATCTTTTTAATTGGTTCTGGCGCAAATGGTAAATCCCATTTACTCCAAGAATGTAAAAATAACATTATTCAAAATGGATATAGTTTGTGCGGTAGTTATGAAATTTTATTTGGTATTCAAAACGGTGAAGAATTTGAAACAAAAATGTCTATGCTAGTAGATAAAAAAATCATCACAGAGCTAGAAAATCCTTATGTAAAATTTAATGTAGAAAAGCCCGATAACGTTGTTATGATAGATATGAATCATATTAGATTTTGCTAATTTTTAATTATCATATCATCTTTTATTGTAACATTTGTACCAATTGCCTTTTTAATTAATTCTTTTTCTTTTTCTCTCTGTGGGTCTGTAGCCGGTCCCATAATCTCGTGAACTAATTTTTGCCATTGATCCAATAATTTTCCATCATGTAAATAATTAGGATTCTGTGTTTCCCATTCCTTGAGATGTTTTATCTGTTTTATTGTTAAATCTTGAATAGATTTATCAATTTTTTGATTTCTGTTATCTTTTTGCCATTTGTTATCATCTTTAATGTAAAATTGAAGTCGTTTTGTATCACTACAATGTATAGGCCTTTCACTCGGTTGTAAATCATTTAAATGTTTAACAAATATATTACTTATTCCTTTTATATAACCATGTTGTTGTGTGTATAATAAATCTTCAAGTGATATATCCATTTCATTCACAAAGTCGCTCAAATTCATAGCATCTTTACAATTTTTATTTAAATATACATTTATTGTCATATTTTTGTTTCCACAATTTTGATAAGTAATATTATTTGTCGATTTTGGTATTTTACTTAGTTTATCAATTAAGACAGAATTTTGTTCCAGTAATTTATTTATAGTTTCCGTTTGATTGAATGAATGTTTAACTATTTCTTTCAAATTAATTTTCCCCTTGTTACCAGTGTTAGTATAATTTGTCGTCTGTTGATTCTCTATCTGCTGCATAATTATTTCCATATCCTCTTTTTTTATAGTATTGTTGTCATTAATGTTACCATTATCGTATTCATTACACAACTGTTGAATCACATTACCATCTAAATGATACTTTTTTTCAGTTTTTTCAGTTTTTTTCAAAAGTGGTGTATTTTTGCCGTTTTTTGCCATGTTTTTTCCCCCAAAAATGCCATTTTTATCATTTTTAGCATTTTTTCCATTTTTCTGTTTTTTTTGAAAATTGCTTAAAAATGACTCACATGTAACTTTATGTTTAGATAATCCTGACGGATACTTGTAATGTTTCCCACATGAACATATATGTTTTTTGGGTTTATGCACAGGGGTTTTTTTTGGGGTTTTTTTCGCGTGTTTATTTGTATTTAGGTGTCGCTTATAATCCTTCAAATTATCACTTTTGAAACCACATGGGATACAAACATATTTAGTTTGTTGTGAATTTGTTACCATAAGCGAATTAGTTATCCATTTTTTATCATCGTGTAAATTGCTTTTTTTTCTCAAACTTTTTGTTATGATAGTACAGTGTTTTTCAACAAAAGTACTTTTTTGACGTTTTTTTTTTACCCCAAAGTTATCCATTTTGTTATCCTATATATGGATAACAAAAAAAACCCCTAAATTATTTTGTTTTATACTTTTTTTGATCAAAAGTTGCGCTGCATAAGAATGGTTTGGTTTTTTTTAGTGTTTTATTTTTTTTATAGCATAACCGAGTGAAAAAAAGTTTGATCGATTTTTTTAAAAACTTTTTCTGGAAAATCGATTTTGGACATTTTGCGAAATGTCCAAAATCGATTTCTCAAATAAACTTTTTGCAAAAAGTGCATCAAACTTTACTCATGGTAACAACTCTTATTTTTACTAGTCAAAAAACAAGAGCAAATAATACCATAAATGTCGAAAAAAAGTTTGCAGCATTTTTTTGATCAAAAAAAAGGGTAAAAAATACGAAAAAAAACACCTTTTTATTTTTTGTCTTAAGCATTTAAATATAATATTGTTTATATATAAACAACACCATGGGTGATGATATTAATAAAATAATGATGGCTCTTGAAAATAATGAAAATTCTTCAATAATTGATTTAGACTCTTCAAAAATAAAAGACATTAAAAATAATATTTTACAAAAACTACAGCTAGATAGGGTTACGTTAAAAAGTTTTCATAAAAAATTAAAGAGTTATAGATACTGTAGTGATTTAAGCGATTTGAAGGTGGGAAATTATATTCGTTGGATATCTTTAAAAAATCCTGAAAAAATGAGTTTAACAAATGGTGCTTTTTTTGTGGATTACATATTCAACAATAAAATGATGAAAATAATCTGTAGAAGTTCGAGAGGGAGAACATTCCAGATTAAATTTGATGAGGTTATTATATTTCAAAAATTAAATAATGAGGAAAACGTCATTTTATCTGTTTTGGATTATTTGAAAAAATAAATATTTATTTATTTATATGGCGAACAATGCTGTTTTACAACGAGGATATATGTTACCGGAAAAAACATACAAAGAACAAAATTTAACTATACCCGAATTTGATTGGATTTCTATATTCATAATGATTACGTTATGGGTTTTAGGAACTATAATTGTAAGTAGAATGGGTATATCTATATTTCCAAGATACAATAAGGCGACGCATACAATAATTATTTTAGTTGAAATTTTAGCACAATTGTTATTTATAGCTCTTGTATTATTTTTATACCAGTCATTTATATTTTATCCAATGATCGAATATATTCATAATCAAAAGTTACGTTTTATAAATACTGATTCTATTATTACGGCAACTACAGTGGGGGTTTCTTTAGGCTTAAATGCGCCGTCTTTATCAAAAAAAATCCAATCACTCTTGAGGTTTAGACCAGTAAAAATTTAAAAT